CTATCATCTTTTACCTCCTAATATCAAATCTAGTTTTTTGTCTATATTTCTTATTGTACTAAAAAAACTCTCTTGTGCATTATATGAATGCACAGTCATTGTTACTATTGTTTCCTTAAGTCCTTCTATTTGTTCTTTATATTGATTTTGTAATGCTCTTATAGCAAATTCGTGTTGCTGCTTTAATTCTTTATTTTCTTTTCTTAATTTACAGAATTCATCAAATCTTATTTCATTTAATTTATTTATGTTTATTTCTTCAAGTAATCCCGCTTCATCTAAATCATAAATAAATCTGCCTTTTTTCTCTATATATCCTATCCATTCTTGATCTGCTGCATCTTGATATAATCTAGTTTTTACAATTCTATCTTCTTTGTTAATTTCAATAGTCTCAAAATATGTCCATCCTTTATTTGTGTCTTTCATTACTTTTTTTGAGTAATTTCCTTTTGCATCTTGTTTATATCCAAATTGTTCTAACTCCTTTAAATCCCTTTCAATTTTAATTCTATACATTTTTCTTTTCCTCCCTTTTTGATAAAATTAATTTCAATATATCTAATAATTCAAGCCATTCTTTTTTGTCGCAATCCCAACCATAATCATTGCATTGTTCAATATCTCTAATCATTACTTTCAAATCCTTTGTTGTAAGTAAATGTGTATTTCCACCTATAACTTCACAGGTCCATTGAACTATATATGTCTGTCTTCCTAGTGCATATCTTTCTGCACTTAATAGAATCATACTTATATCTTCTATTTTTCCATTGAAATTTATTTCCATAATTTTTTTATTATCTTCTTTCTCAGGACCATCCAGTAAGTTTATAAATTCTTCTGATAATACTTCTTTATAAGATAGTCCTGATGTTTTAGATTTTTTCTTTGCATTTTCAACGATTTCTTTTGCTTTTTTTGGTTTTGCTATAGAATATATTTTGGCAATATACACATTAACTTCAGTCATTTCATTTTCTTCTCGCATAATTTTTTCCTTTCAATTTTTATATTTTCTTTCATTACATCAAGTTCTTCTATTTTTGGATTAACATATAAGCATATATCATAAGAATCGTTCTCTTTGTCACATTGTAAATTAAAACAAATATTCCTTTTGTCTTTATATTTTTCATAAAACTTTCTAATTTTTTTATGTATTTTTTTACAATCTCTTTCTATGCTCATATTACACCACCTCAAAACTATTTTCTTCAAATTGCTCATGTGTTAATATTCTTAATAATTTAACTTCTTTATTTCTTATACTTTCCTTTATATCAGAATAACTAAATGTAGTTGTATCTTTCTTAATACCTATATAAAAAATATCGCCATCTTCCTCAATTTCCAACACATCTCCTGGTTCTATTAAATCAAGTATGTCTGTACTATGTTTTTTTATTTCTTCTAAATATGCACTGGCCATTGTAGTATCACAAACAAAATATGTTGATTCCATTTTCTCATCTGGTAATAGTATTTTTTTAACAATTCCTATATCTCCATCTTCATTTCTAATATAGTCATTTATTTCAATGCAATCCTCGTTTGGACATCCATATGTACCATTTATCTTTTCAACTATATTGCATAGGTCATTTTCATTTGTTTTATTTATGCATCTATTGCAATTATTTTTTATAAATTCTTTATCATTCATTTGCGCTACCTCCTTCGTATTCTAATTTATTGTAATCACAACTGCAGTTCATGTAAAAATCAATCATCATTGTTTTCTACCTTCACTATTTTTATTATTTCAAGTATATAATATTCTTTGTTAGGCTCTGCTCCCCATTCTTCTTTGCCTTGACCTCTTCCTTTATATATACACTTGCATTTTATTTGTGGACTGTTCTTGTTATATCCATTTCTAAGAATTACATCTAACATTACAGTATTGTCATATAAAATAACTGCTGTTAATTGCTGTGCAAATGTTTCTTTATCTAATACTTCTTTCACAGCATTATAAAATCTAGTTTTATAATACGGTTTTATTTCTCTATATTCTTCTTTCTTTTCTCCACAAGCAATCATGTCAAACCATTTCTTTTTTATAGGTAATACTAACATTTTTCTACCTCTCTAATCTATTAATGTATTATCATTATTTATCCATTCTTCTCTATGTAACATCATTTCTTTTGTTTCCTTAAGTGAATGAATTAAAACATCTATACTTTCCGTTTTATTAAATTGTAATATTATTGGAATTTCTATCAATTTGTTTGGTGGTATATCTCCATTATTTAATCCAATTTCTCTAGGTTTTTGATTTCTTAATGCTATTATTCCTATTTCTTCTTCTTTTAATATTCCTGGTATTATATTTATATCTCCAGTTCCAAACTCTATAATGGTCTGATTAGTTTCTGGTATTTGCTTTATCATTTTAATTTCCTACCTTTCTACATATTTGTTTTTCTTTATCCCAAGCAGCACATTTTTCTTTGTAGCAATTTTCAAACTGTTGTGTTTCAACTAATAAGTGGTATTCTCCTCTTACTATGTTGTCTTCATCAAATATTGGTTTTCTTATGTTATGTTGCATAATATTGTATCTTTCTGGACATTTCATAGAATTATTGCTCCTCTTCAAATTCCTTTATAATTGTTTCAATTACTTGTTGAACACCTAATGGTGTATATGGTATTTTCTCATTGCAAAATTGCTCTGCAATTACTTCTGCATCATTTCTCTGCATTCCACAACCCATCAATAGTTTTTTAAATCTTTTTCTTGTAATTCTTTCTAAGCCATATATTTTTAATATTCTTCTTGTACTTTCTTTTGAAATATCAAGTGACATAGATATTTCGCTATCTGTCATTCCTTTAATTGCATATTCTATTGCATTTACAGCATCATCATTATTTTCTTCTTTATATTCATAACTACATAGTTCTTTTATAATGCCTTCTTGGTTTTTATATAATAACTTTCCTAAATTTACTTCATTACTTTCTGTTGGCATGGATTTTCCTCCTTTTCAAAACAATATCCCTCTAATTTATTATCACAAAATTGTATTCTTTCTGCTCCTATTTCCTCTACTGTTCCATTTATAAATTCAACTAGCCCAACAACATATTCAGATTGCATCACTATGTCCTTTTTCTCTATCCAAAAATGAAACAATGCTCTTTTTCCATTTATACAACACGGTCTTAATTCTGGACCTATCTTTATATTATTAAAACTTGCCATAATTCCCTCCTTATTCAATTTCAAACAATATTTCTGCAAAAACAATTTCATTTGTTCTTTTGTCATAATACTCTCTAACTACCATTAACAATGGAATTTGATTTTTGCTTTTAAAAGATATTACTATTCTTGTTTTTTCACATTTTGACTTTTTATTCTTTTTCCTGTATATATGTAATTTCATTCTTCATCATCTCTTGCTACTTGTAATAAACACATAATTACAACACCAATAATTGCTCCTATTAATAATCCTGCCATAAACATAATCATTTGTAACACCTACTTTCCATATATGTTATACATATATATTGTTTCTCTTAAACTATCTAATTCTACTGCTTGATTTCTAATTAACAATTCTTTTTCATTTATAACTTTTTGCATTTCAAATCTGCAAATGAAATATCCTATAAGAAAACTAAATAAGAATATAAATAAAATAATAAATATACTTTTCATTCCCTCTGATTTTTTGTATATTTCTTTATCATAAATTTTTGTTTTCATAAATAACACTACCTTTCTATAAATTTTTTTCCATTACACCACATATAGTCCTCAGTCGGACAAAATTCGTCATATATATATGCAAACTCTTCATGTTCATCGCAATACATATCACCATTTTCTGCATACATACAGTTTGCACATTGTTCACAAGTCACATTTCTTTTGTTTTTTAATCTCTTTCTTTGTACAGGTTTTCCCATAAATTCTCCTTTCTTATATTTTTATTATCCAAGCTGTTCAATTTAATGAACAGCTTATTTTTTTGATTTTAGTATAGTTCAATATCACTAATACCAATAAAATCCAAAACCTTCAAATAGCAGTCTTTACATAGTCTTGTAAGTTTTTTATTAGTGTATGTATCCGCTTTTTTTAACAATACCATGTGTCTTTGAGGTAATTTCTGTCCGGCACATTGGGCATATATCATAATATCTGTCTTCACTTCTCCAACTATTATAATTTCCCATTTTACTCCTCTATATCATTTACTCCTAAATAGTCCAACATATCCGTATAGCAATCTTTACACATATTACATAGTTTTCTTGGCGAGTTTCCATTTTTAGCAACAGAAATAGTAATTCTATCTAATGTAAAGTTTCCACATCTTACACAAAACTTTTGATTGCTACTTTGAATTCTAAACATAAATTGTTCAAATTCTTGCTTGGACATATTTTTTATATCTTCAAATCTTACTGGATTCATAGAGTTTCTCCTTTCTATTTAATATTTACCTGTGTCATTACCAAAGTTTTCTTCAGTTTTCTTTATCCATTCTTTCATTGCTTTTACAATATCTTGTCTATTAGCATTAGAAACATACATCATTTCGTTATCTTTCCCCTCTCCAAAATTAAAAGCTAATACTACGAACCCATAACCATTTGGTAATTCTTCATCTACTTTTTTTGCGATTTTTTGCATTTTGCTTTTTACAAATTCATTCATTGGATTCATTTTCCTATTCCTCCTTTATTTTTAAATTATATTTATCTTCAAAAACTTTCTTTTTTGCTATATACTCTTTTGTTTTAAATCCTTTTGTGTCAATTATCTCTGATGTTCCATCATTGTGAAACACTATAAAATCAGCTTTATATTTTAGACCTGGTGCTAGTATAAACACAGGCTGCAAACAAAAACCTCTAATGTCTCCGCATTGCAGCCTTAACTTTAAATCACAGTAATAGTCCGCTTCTTTCTTGCTGTCAAATGTTTGTCCATCTACAGATGTCTTTACTGCACCATATTTACTTCGTTTTCCTTTGTTTTTCTGATATTCCTTATATTGATCTATACTCCAATGTTCCTGCATAATATCACTCCTTTGGCATTTGGAATATATCAAACTGTTCATATTTATGTTTCAAAAGATTTATAATATAATTTTTTCCTTCTTCAGTCGCGTTTTTGAAATAACTAAAGTTACTATTAGCAGTTATTATTTCTTTCAATACTTCTTTTGCTCTTTCTTCTGTTTTATAATTTCCAAGTATATTCCATTTGCCTGCAGTTGTAATAATCTTTATAGTATTTTCTTCATCTATTCCTATACTAGTCGTATTACTAAAATTAAATGACCATTTTTTATCCTGACTTAATATTATCATTTTTCATTCTCCTTTTTTTTCTTTGCACATTTTAAGTCTTTTATTATTCGTGGCGTATATTGTCTATTTTCTTGATTACTTTTCAATGTTTCAATATTTTTTATAGTTGTATCTGTTTCTGCACAAATACCTTTTGTTATAAATTTACTTGCATATGGTTTTATTGTATTAATTAAATCAATTTTATCCTTTATACATCTTCTTTCTTTTAATACTTTTTCTAATTTTGAGTAAGTTTGCATTCTTTCTATTGCACTTAGTTTACTCAATTCTATTTCATGTAAAAGATCGTCTCTTTCTCCTTCTTTGTTATATAATTCTGTATTTAGTTTCTTTTCTATTTCATCTATGTTATAAAAAAATTCTTTTATATTTTTTAATAAATCTATTGTTTGCTGCATATCTTCTATTATCATATTTTTTCCGCCTTTCCTTTGTATCTTTTTTATAGGTTGTGTTTGTTTCTAAAAACTCACTCTATTACATCAAATTTATAGTTTTTATACCATTTAATGTGATTCTCTTTTTGCAACTTTATGTCTTCTTCATATCTATGAGAATTTTTTTGCCATTCATTAAAACATTGAGGACAATATGCCATTCCTAATATATAAATTAAATATACTGTATTGTGCATTTTCTTACCGCAATAATCACATATTGCTGCACCGTCCCCAATTGTAGCAGTCATTTTCCGTACATTTAAGGTATGAATAACCATCTTTAGTGTAATTAATTCTTTTCTTTTTCATATTTCCTCCTTACATATTAATATGCATTCCTGTTCTATCTTTGTACAGGTCGCATGTTTCAAATAATCCCATTTGCTTTCCTGTTAATAAGCAATGTGGAAATTCACAATTTAAAGTTGGAACACACCATTCACAATTTTCACAAATTTTTAATTTTCTTGAAATCAATTCATCTTCTCTAATAAAGGCCATATTAGTAGTCCCCCATTTCATAAATAGTATCCGTATCATATTGTCCACTTAATTCTGTTTGATCTAATGCAGATAAAATACATTTTTTAAAATATGATTTTGGTATTTGTATCCTATTTTTAGTATTAGCAATAGCAAAATTCTTTAAGGCATAACTTAATTTCTTTGAATTAATTTCCTGGATTTTTTCTCTAGTGTCTGGATTCATATACATTTCCTTTAGAATTTCAGTCATTTCAATAGCTAATTCTGGAGAAAAAATATACATTTCACAATTATTTATAAGTCTCTCAAATTCCATCTTTTCAGTCTCATCCATCATATTAGTTAAAGTTTGATTTTCTTTTTCTGGTTTGTGATTAGATGGATAAATCGATTTTATTTCTTTTAATTTAATTTTATTTAATTTAATTTGATTTGATTTAATTTGATTTAATTTGTTATTTTTTGGTATAACAATGTTATGTTTTTTTATAGCATTTGTTATAACTTTGTTATTATGTTTTGATAGCATTGTTATAAATCTGTTATTCTTATTTATACCTTTTATTTTTTTATTATTTTTTGTTATAACTTTGTTATCATTTTGTTTACCCCATCTATTTTGCATAGCTTTTTTTCCGGCTTGACTTCTTTTTTCTTTTAAAGTTTCATATTTTTTCATTCTTCTTAATAGACTTGCTGACCAAAAAGACTTATTATCTGTATTAAAGAGTCCATTTTCGCTTTCACTATCTGTGTACTCATTTATGCAATCTTGTAAATACTTTTCTACATCAATATTTGTTCCAGTTTGCATTTTTATAGCTCTATATGTATTTTTATTGAGAGGTAATTTGTATGTAGATTCATTTCTTAACATTTCTAGTATGGCCCAATATAGTCCATATCCGTTCTAATCCATAGTCGCATCTCATTCCTAGTATTTTTGGATCTGATAATGCATTTGCATCATGACTAAAGTAATAAACATCTTTACTTGCCATTATTACCTCTCCTTTCTTTTAGAATTGTATCCATTGTTAATTGTTGATTTTTATATACATCATTCAAATATTTTTTTTCACATACAGGTCCAAATCCTTTTTGAATACTTTTCCATGTTTTTAATTCCTTTCCACAAAGTCTACAGTTAAATGATTTATCTTGTATGTCGGGACATTTTTTTAAGGCTTTTATGGCCAAGCTAATTGCTTTTATATCCTTTAAATAAATTTCATCTGATTCATCATTTTGAATAAAACTAAGCCTGTCCCTTTTTAATTCTTCTAATTGAGTTATTGCTTTTATACTATTCATATAAACCTCCATCAAAATGGATATAATTTTAATTCTAGATTAAGTCCTGGTCTTGCTATTGTTGTTTTTATTTTTGTTGCTTCATACACTTTATTTTGCATTATATCTTGATTAGAATTTGTATCAGATAAATGGCATAGTACAATATTTTTTGCATAACTTAAGTCATTAGATTTTAAAAACTTTATTACATTTTCTAAACTAAAATGGCTTTCTAATAATCTTGAATATCTAGTTTTATTTATTACTCCATTTTTTGCATTTTCTTTTGCAATTCCTTTATTGTAATTACATTCTAATAATAAGTAATTTAGTTTATTAAATTTATATTTTATATAATATGTATCTGTAGCATATATAAGTTTTTCGCCAGTCGGTTTATATTGAATTAAAAATCCCAATGGTTCTGCAGCATCATGTTTCGTATCAAATGGAAGTATAATAAAATTTCCAATTTCAAATTGTTGTAGAGCTTTTATAACTTTAAATCTATGCCCTATTAAATTTTGCTTTTTAAATGTACCTGCAGATGCATATATGTTTATTCCATATAAAGCAAAATTTGAAGCATATTTTAAATGGTCCATGTGTTCATGTGTTACTAAAACTCCTTCAATACCATTAAAATTAAAATTCAATTCTTTTTGAACAATTTTAAAATTAACACCTGCATCTAATATCAATTTTTCATTGTTATTAGCTTCTATTAGATAGCAGTTACCACTTGAACTGCTACCTAATACTTTTAATTTCACTAAAATGCTGGTCCTTCTGATTTACTATTTGTTTGAATATCTATTTGCTCTGCAGTATTCTCTGCATCATCTGCAGAGGCAGGTAATTTTTCTGTAGAGTCAGTAATATCTATCATTTCCTTATTCGCATTTTCTTCTATTTCTTGAGTTATTTTATCTTCCTGGTTTTCAACATAATATGTATCATTTTGATCTAATACATAAATATAACTTTGATTTACCTTTTTTGGATCTACTGTTACTTTTTTACATGTTGCTCTTACCATAGTTTTATAAAGCATTTCATCTGTCCAACCTTCAACTTTTTCATTTTCTTTAGTTGTATAATTATATTTTGTTCCGCCCCAAAATTCTGCAGAAGCTGTAGATGGTTTCCTTTTTAGTAACTCATCGACTGTCATTACAACTAGTTTATTATGTATTTCATTTTCATAACGGATATATCCAAATCCACCAATTACATTTCCTCTATTAAATGGATTTGTAATTTTAAACTCATAACCTTCAATATTATTTTTATATACTGGTTGGAATGTATCATTTTCCCTTACCAATTCTACCTTTATATCTACGATTTTATATAAAGAGAATTGTGTAGCAATATATTTAAGTCCTTCATATCCTGCCATTAAATTCAAGTCATATTTGCCTGTTTTTGAATTTTTATATGGTACTACATGAAGATGGTTAGCTATTGACATGTCAAGCCCTAATTTTGCATTTTGGACAACATCTGTAGCTAATTTATTCATATTAACATTGTTCCAAGTTACTGTTGGATCATCTTTTTTCTTTGTGCTTAATTGTCTACTTGTTTCAGCATTTCTTAATGCATTATCTATTCCAATGAAATAATTTCTTATCAATTGTCTTTGATAATCATTTAAATTAAGTTCTCCTACATTTCCTTCAAATTCTTTCATTACCATGCCTGTAAATCTCTCACTTGCTGTTTGCTCTTTCTTTTGCAATTCTGTCTGTTCTTTTTTTACCATTTCAGTACTCATACTAATCAACCCCCAATTCCTTCATCATCTTTATAAATTTTTCTGCTTTTTCTCCCTCTATTTTTCCAACTGCAACTTCCATTTCTTTTTTATCTTCTGTTTCTTTTCTTTCTTCAATACCATTAATATTTATGTTATGGTTTATTTCTATTTCTTCATCTTCTAACAAAGTGGTCATTTCTTTTACCCCTTCATAAAATCCTTTATAGTAGTTTAAATCTGCTTCCATTTTTCGAACATTAACTCTTCCATTTTCATCCACATATTGTTTTGTATTCATGTTTACTGTTCCCCCTTTATAATAAATTTCATGCCAGTTTTTTCCTCATTTTCTACTACTACTGTGCAAAAAGCAGGTATGCATGATAAATCCACTCCAATTGCTGCCACAAATGATCTAGCAATTGCTATTGCTTTCATTGATTGGTTTACTGCTCCTGCTCCAATTGCTTGTAATTCTACTTTTTTATTTTCTTGTAATCCTCCAGCTATTGCTCCTGCAACACTATTTGGATTTGATTTACTTGATACTTTTAAAACTATTTTATTTTCCATTATTCTTCTTTCCTTTCTTCTTTATCTTGAATTAAATCATCAAAACTCTTTCCATAACCTACATTTTTAATTCTTTCGTCAATATCAATTTGATTGATTATTCCTTTTTCATAGTAATCTAATACTTTTATAACTTTTGAAATATCTCTATTACAACAATCATTCCAAAGCATATATAACTTATCTTCATAAAGTTCCATTTTATCTAATGTAATTAAATATATAGCCGTTTTATCTTGTACTACCTTTTGTAGTTCAAAAAGTGTTGTAATTGCTCCAGGATTTCCTCCTGCAAAATTTATAAAGTTTTGTGTCGTAGTTTCAAATATTTTTAATCTACCCATTATTTCACCTCAATCCTTAATTGAGAATCCGTAGTTACTATTAAACTAATTATTTGTGTATTTATTGGGTAAATTTCATTTATTGATTCTCTATTGTCTATAAATATTGGTGCGGATGTATTGTAGAATTTTATAAGAGTATTTATAATATCTAATCCTGCAAGTATTTTATGTGCATTATTTACATCAGAATATGGAACACCATTTACTAATGTATCGCAGCATTCTATAAGTCCTCCATTAATTTGAGTATCAAACAATCTAAATTTTACTATCTCAAATTTACTGTTTATTGCATTTTCTAATAATTCTACTTTTGTTTTTGTAAATTCTTCTAATGCATATTGTTCGCCCTCTAACTCTTGTATTTTCATTGAAATATTTTCTTCTTCATTTTGTAATTCTTCTATACGTAGTTTTGTTTTTTCTTGTATATCTCTTTCATTTAATATTTTATTTAATTTATTTATTTCTTCAGTAATTTCCACTTTTTTATTTTGCAGATATGATATATCTCCATTTGTTAAATTATTTACTTTTTCTTCTAGTTCTTCAATTTCCTTAATTTTATTATTGTATTCAGGAAGCGAAGTTACATCAAATGAATTATCATTTTCTTTTGCTTTTTCTATTTCTGTGATTTTATTACTTATTTCAGTGAGTTTATTATTTAATTCTTGAATTTCTTGTTGTAGCATTTCTCTAGCTTTTGTATTTTCATCAAGTCTCATGTTAATTGCCTGGCCTTCTTTGTTTATTGCATCTTGTTCACTTTTTATATGTAAAGTAAAATTATTTTCAAATTGTTTTTTCATTTCTTCAATCTTTTCAGTTTCATATTCTCTTTTACAAGTTGGACATATAAACGAATTAGAATCGAATTCTAATCTTTTATTGCTAACTTCATCCCATTTTTTATATAATTCTTGTTTTCTATTTTGATCTTGTTTAATTTTTAATAATCTTTCACTATCTTCGTCTTGTTGATTTCTAATTTTACTTTCTAGTATTCTTTTCTCATTTTGCAAATTAATTAACTCTGAAGAATATTTTTGCGAGTATTCAGTTTCTTTTTTCAATTTATAGTCTGATAACTCTTTTTTTGCTGCAGTTAACTGGTCTGCAATTTTCATGTTTTCTTTTGCTCTTGCTTGAACATCTGTCATCTCTAATTCTGTAGTTTTCAATTGACTGTTAAGTTCTTCTTTTTCTTTCTCAATTTTTTCGTAGTCAATATTATGTTCTGTAATTAGTGTATTTGTAAGTTCATCAATCCTTACAGGTATTGATTCCTTTTGTTTATTCAATTCTTTTATTTTAGCTTGTACTACTTTTTTATAATCATCAATACTTCTACCTTCTATATTTTTTCTTATTGAACTAAATTCTTCTTTTGAATTTAATATTTCTTCATCTGATACATTTGCTCCAGAAATATTTATGAGTAATTCTCTTCTTTCTGTCCATTTTAATTGGTTATTGAAGTATGATGGATCTGTAATTAGTTTGAATAGACTTTCTGGTATTAAACTATTTATTTTTTCTTCGTAATCTTTTTTCTTTACTGGTACTTCATCTATCCAATAATTAGTTTCATGGCCAGAAAATTCTTGTTCACTTTGTCCTCTCTTTTTTACCCATTTTTCTTGAAATACTTTTTTAAATGTCATATCTACACCATCAATAATTAATGTTGCTTCTACTGCATGTTCTAAAAAATGAATTGGATTATTATTAATATCTAATGTTTTTATATTAAAGTCTTTTCTGTCATTACTATCTTTATCAAAAAATAGCCATTTAAAAGCATCAAATATAGTTGTTTTACCTGTTGCATTTGCTCCATAAATATTAGTATCTTTACAATTAAAATCTATTTCTAAATTCTTTATTCCTTTAAAATTTCTTAATTTTAAATTAAGTATTTTTATTTCCATTAATATTTTTCTCCTTTCATAGTTATATGGTCTTGTATTCTTCTCGGTACTACTATTGTTACATTACACTTATCACAGCATCTTCCGTCATTTACTGGTTGTGCATTATTTCCATAACCTTCATAATTTTGTCCACAAATACTACACTGTTGCATTCTTTTATCTCCTTCCTACTCTTGTTTTTTAAACTTTCTTATGTTAGAATAAAAATAGAGCATTTATATAAGTGTTTTATAGAACTATTTGGTACTTTGGTCGGTATTTGGTAGTTCTATTATTTTTGCTTTTTCTTGTTGCTTTTCTTTTTTATAGAAGCCATCTATTTCATCAATAAGAAGTTCATATCTAGTATCAGTACATAATTCTGATATTTTTCTTCTTTTTATACTTGGATCAGAATAATTATTTGACTCGTTTATAGTTCTTATTTGTAGTAAAATATCTGCTACACTAAACTTAATATCTTTGATTTCCTGGTCCTTTAATGCAATTGTTTCTTCTAATTGCTTTATTTTTAAGCCTTGCTCACTATGTTTCCCCATCATATTTATCTCACCCCTTTCAAATTTCTTAATTTATATTTCATTTTTGCTAATGTTATAATGTGCCATATGTAACAATTATGTAATTTATCTTGCTTTGGCATATTTTCTTTTTCTCCTTTCTTCTTTTGCTTCATCAATTTCCATTTTTATAATTGAAATAAATAAAATTGGAATTGAAATATATACTATTGTCATTATCTGTTCCATTGTAATTATTTGTGATAACTTTTCAGCAATTATAGAACCTACAATTGGAATCCATATAATTGATGTTCCTAATAAAAATTCAATAATTTTTCTAATAATCTTCATTTGTTATTCCCCTTTCATTCTTTTCTTTCTGTACCATTCTCGTATTGCACTTCCTAAAGCAACTTTTTCTTTTCCAAAACTTTCACTAGGAAAATCTTTCTCATTAAATATTTCTTGTGCTGTTGGTATGCTGCATCCTCTTAGTTCTGCAAAGGTTGTAGGACTATAAAATGTATCATCGTTTAACTCTCTCATAATATTCCTCCTTTATAATGTGTGGCTTCCGCATTTTTTATTTTTTTTCATGTTATCTCCTTTTTATGAATTTAATTCATATTTTTTGGTAAAAAAATATGTAACTGATTCTTCAATGGCTATACCCAATAGATTGCAGATTTCTACTATTTCTATTTGATTAAATGGTGATTTACAATTTATTTTATTTGAAAAACTACCTGCACTCATTTCTACTCCATTTTTTTGAAGTTCCTTTACAAAATTTGCTTCACTTCCAAAATATGTTCTAATTCTTCCTCTTAAAAGAGAATAATCTAAAGAATTTAGCATCATATCACTTCCTTCCATTTTCATTTTATGAATTTAATTCATATTTGTCATTATAATATATCACACTAAAAATATTGTCAATACTTTTTATGATTTTTTTTCATTTTTTTGTATTATTTTTCAAAAGTATTGATTTTATTTCATTTTTTTGATATGATATTCTATATCAAAGGAGGAAAGTTATGAATAATGAAAGAACCGATAGCTTTGCTAATCGTTTAGCAATTGCAATGCAATTAAATAATATAAATCAAATCGAATTATCAGAAAAAACAAAAGCATTTTCAAAAACAATATCACAATCACTTATAAATAAATATTTAAAAGGTAAAGCACTTGCTAGGCAAGATAATATATATATATTATGCAAGATTTTAAATGTTGATGAAGCTTGGATGATGGGATTTGACGTTCCAATAGAAAGAACTCCAGATGAATTAAGAACTACTAATGATATTTTTCAATATACAGCTATTGATTCAGCTATGTTTCCTTTACTTGATGTTGGAGATATTGCCTTTATTCAAAAAACATCTAATTACGAAAGTGGTCAAACAATTTTGTTTAGATTAGATAATAGAGAATATATTAGAAAGGTTATAGATAATAATAATATACTTGAATTTCAAGCTATGAATGTATATTATCCTACTATAAAATTAACAAAAGATGAAATTAAAAAGAAGAACTTTAAAGTAATTGGCAAGGTAATAAAAGCAGAAAATAAGAGTGCTTTTAAATAAAATACTTGAAAGGAGGTTTTATTATGGATCCAGTTATTATATTTTTTCTTATATTTATATCATTCTGTTTATTTATGATTTATTATACTTCACACCAAAAATCTAAAATAAAAAAGAATATCTTAAATTTAAAGAATGAAAAAAATGCAACGATATTTATGACATTGTCACATTTTTATGGATTACCTATTGCAGAAAATACAATTACCCAAGTTTTATCTTGTCCCAATGAGTATGAATTTTTAGCCAATAATAATTCATTTAAATTATCTAAAGAGAAAGTCACAGATATATCTATAACTAACGATGTAGATATACAGAAAAATAATGTTTCAAGCATAGGTAGCGCTATTCGGTGGTGCCATGTTATTTGGTCCAATTGGAGCAATGATTGGTGGTAGAACAAAAGAAAAAACTTCTAGAACAATACATTCATATTTAATATTTACATATACAAATAACAATGAAATAAAATATATTGCTTTTGATTGTACTGGTAATAGGAATGTTCATAATTTAATAAAAGAATTTAATTCAAATAAGCCAAAGATAAAAACAACTATAAATTTATAAAAAAGGATAATGTGTATCTTTTTGCGGAAGCCACACATTATCCAGAGCGTAAACACTTCGAAAAGTGAATACTTCTATATTATATATAAAAGTCCTTCATTTTTCAAGTGGTACTAAAAGAAATTTGGAGGTTTTTTATTATGGGAACATCAAAGAAAAGAGGAAATGGAGAAGGAACCATATTTAAACGAGAAATAAAAGGTAAAACATATTGGATTGCAGAATATACTATTGAAATGTATGATAAAAATGGTAAAAGAAAAAGAAAAACAATTTCAGGAAAAACAAGGCAAGAAGTAAAATTAAAGTTAGAAAAAGTTATTACAGAATTAAATACAAATACTTATGTTGATAAATCAAAAATTACTTTTTATCAAATTGCAAAAGAATTTATAGATACTGGATATGAAATGAATAAATTAAAACCGTCATCTTATCAAAGAAAATTAAATACTTTGAAATCTATTTCAACACATTATATAGCTAATATGGAATTGCAAAAAATAACAGAAAAAGACTTAAAAGATTTTTTTGCATATATAACAAAATATTCAAATTCAACTATTGCAAAAATATATGGAATTGTTAATAATACTTTTAAAATTGCGGTTAGAAGAAATATTCTAAGATTTAATTTTTTAGACGATCAAATAGAATTTTCTATTCCATATTCTAACAATAGAGATAAAAAAGTATCTGCATTTACTATTGAAGAACAAAAAGAACTTATTAATGCATTAAAAGAAACAACATGTAGGTATAAGTATCAATTTTTAATTAGTTTATTTACTGGAATGAGAATGGGAGAAATAAATGCTTTAGATTTAGATGACATTGATTTTGAAAATAAAATAATTCACATTAGAAGAACAATTACTCGTGGATTGGATGAAAGAGCAATGATAGGTTCTTATACTAAAACAAAGAGTGGGACAAGAGATATTATTATGGATAGTAATGTTGAAGCTATTTTTAGAGAATATTTATCTTCATCTTATTACTATAAAAACGATTTACACTTATTGTTTTGCAATTCAAGAAAACAATGCATTAGTACAGATGCTACAAATATGATGTTTAAGTATATTTGTGAACAATATAATATTGGAAATGGCTCTACTATGCATCAACATATGTTGCGACATACTTATGCGACCAGGTGTATTGAATCAGGAATGCCAGCTTCTGTTTTAGCAAAAATAATGGGCCACGCGAACGTGTCTACTACTTTAAATGTATATTGTGAAGTTTTTGATAAATTTAAACAATCTCATATCGATTTATCTTTAAATTACTTAAAAGAAAATGATTTGTTAATTAATTTTTAA